GATCATCATCTCGTAGTTGCCGGCCGGCAGCGGGCCGTACTGCGTCGCGGGGCGGTCCTGCAGCTGCACGCTGCTGGCCTTGAAGTTGAGCGCGGGCATGGGTCAGGCCTCCTGCGGTTCGGGTTGAGGGTCGGCGGCGGTGTCGGCCTGCGGCTTGACAGACTCGAGCTTGATGCCGGCGCCCATCAGCTTGGCCACCAGGGCAGCGCTAGCAGCCTTGGCGGCGAAGCGCTGGTCGGTGACGTGGCGCACGGCCTGCGCCGGGTTGGGGGCCTCGATCAGGCGGGTGGTCGAGGCTTGGGTGTCGGTGACGACGTACAGGGGCACGGGGTTCTCCGGTTCAGGATTGAGATGCGGCCAAGGCCGCGGCGAATGCCTCCCAGGTGAGAGGCATGTTCTTCAGGCCGAAGCGGTTGCCGCCCATGTGGGCGGGGTGCGGCTCGACGTGCAGGATGCGCTTGCCCGTCGTGCGGGCCTTGACCTCCTTGCTGCCGTAGCCCGCGTCGGACTCGCTGGTGACGATGTGGTAGTTGGCCCATCCGATCACGTCGGCCCACTCCTGCACCAGCGCGGCCGCGCGGTCGTGAAGCTTCAGCACGTACTGGTCGTAGCCGTCGTGCAGAGGCGACTCGAAGCGCTTGATCTTGTCGTGCGCGATCAGGATCACGGCCATGGTGCGGCGCTGGCGCAGCTGCTCCAGGCCGTTGAGCAGCGTGCGCCACTCGTCAGCCGCGGCCACGTGGCCTCGGCCATAGCCCGGAGTTTCGATTGAGGCCCACTTGTTCTGCTCGCAGACGTGCGCATGCACCAGCGGCTCGAGCCAGTCCAGCGAGTCGAGGAACACGGTGTTGAAGTCGTGCTCGTCCTTCAGCAGCGTGCCGATGGCTTGGTACACGTCCTGCAGGCTGGTGGCCAGCGGGAAGGCGCTGGCGTCCACCGCGTCGGCGCCGTCCTCGGTGAGGATGCCCACCGCATTGGGAGCGCTGGCCGCGAAGGTGGTCTTGCCGATCTTGCCCGGGCCGGCGATCACGATCTTCGGTGCGCGCAGGCGGCGCGTCTTGGAGATGGATGCAAGGTTGAAGGCCATGGCTTCACTCCCCCCACTTGATCGCCACGCCCGTCTTGGCCGGCTTCGTCTCCACGCACGAGGCGAGCTGGGCCCAGAGCCTGGGGGCGCTGGAGCGGATGGCTTTCAGCTTCGTCTCGTCGGCCTCGACCTTGGTCTTGATGGGCCGGGTGTCCTCGGGCCAGCTGGCCACCAGCGCCTGCAGCTTGGCCATGTCGACCTTGTAGGTCAGCTTGCCCGTCAGCGTGATCTTCACGCCGGTGGGGGTGGCGAACGACTCGCTGCCCTCTTCCTTGGCGGGGTGCAGCTTGAGGATCTTCTCCTCGATGTCGATGCGCTCGGCGCGCGCGTTGTCCTCGCGTTCCTTGGCGGTGGCCCAGGCAATCGCGAGCTGGTCAATGGGGTCCATGGTGGTGTCCTTTCACTTCAAATAGCCCAACTTGCGCAGCGTCTGCCGGGCTCGAGCAAGGCGCTGTTCTTTTTGGCGCACGTCATCGCGCCACCTCTCGTACTCAACCTCAATGGAGGTCCATCGGTGCTCGTTGCCGCAGGTGCGTCGACGACGCGGGCCGCGTGTCTCAACGACCAGGGACCACGCATTGCAGTAAGGGCACCGCACAGCGTCAGCGCAGCGATTGCAGTGCAACGCCGATGACCGCGCCCACCGCGAACAGGCCGACGCTGATCGCCGTGGCAACCAACAATTGGCCCCAGAAACGCCAGCGAACAGGCAGCTCGTCCTCTATCAGCGGCACTTGGCACGCCAGAGGATGAGGGCAGGGATTGCGACCTTGGTTGCAGCTCCCGCTGCACATTGATTGGTGCCCGTTCATCAGAACACCACCGCGATGCCCAGCAACACTGACATGCCGGCAATGCAGCACCAGGCCGCCATGGTGCCCAGTACGCTGCCGGAGCGGCTGCAGCGCTGGATCGCGTAGGCGTGCTCAGGGTCGCGAGGGAAGGCCTCGCGCAGGGTGCGCGGGTAGCGTCGGGAGGTTGGCCAGCTCATCGTTCGGGCTCCGGTTCGCGTTGCAGTGCAGCGATTGGAGCACACCGTTGAGGAAATCACAACACCCCGGGCAAAAAAAGGATCAGGGCAAACCCTGATGCGAATGCAGCATCAGTACAACGGTCGGACCCAGAGCACCGTCGACGACCAGACGATCGAGGCGTCGTCAATCGTCTCCATCGACGGCCACAGCACCAGGTTGTGCGTGCTGCGCCGGTAGCCGCGCCGGATGATCCCCAGCAGCTGCCGGCCGTCCTGCAGCGCGCACAGGCACAGCTGGTCGGCATTGTTGGCCGCAGGCATCTGCGCCGGCGTGACGTACAGCAACCAGCCGTCGGTCACCGAGGCGTGCGAGCGCATCTGCACGGCGTAGGTGCCCACCGGCACGTCGGCCGGGCCCATCACGTCGTCGTGCGTGCCCGCAGGCATCAGCGTGACCTGGCCGCGCTCGTTGACGTGCGCCGCAATCGGGCAACGCCGCACGTCCTCCTCGACGTCGATGCCGGCGTGGCGCATCACCTCGTTCAGCGGCGTGCCCAGGATCACGCTTAACTGGTGCGCCTCGTGCGGCGTCATCCGTCGTTTGCCGCGCAGCATCAGCGACACGGCGGCGGGGTCGAGTTCCAACATCTTCGCGAGTCCTCTCTGACTGATTTTTCGGTCGGCCATCCGACCGCGGAACCATTGCGTGTTCATGCTGACGCCTCGCTGTCTTCCATGTTGACCCCGGGGATCGTGCCGGAATCTCCACGATGAGGCAATCGCAACTTATGATCGGGTTGAGTGTTGTCACTTTCTCAACGAGGTTCGATCATGGCAATTCCGACGATTCACTCCCTCCAGCCGGCCTACGGGGTCGTGGAGCGCCTGGGCGGCAAGGCCGAGGTGGCCGAGGCGCTGGGCCTGGACAAGTCCACGCTGAGCCGCTGGTGCCAGCCCAAGCCAGCCGGCACGGGCGGGCAGATCCCGCGCAAGCACTGGGATGACCTGCTGAAGATGGCGCGCCAGCGCGGCGTGGCCGTCGACCTGAAGGAGCTGGCGGCCGTCAAGGGTTGAGCATGGTCATCGAGGCACAGACGATGACCAACAGCGACTTCCTGGCCGAGGTGCTCGGCGAGCTGGCTCCAGGCACACACGGGTGGGTATGTACTTTCCGCGCCGACCCCAATAAAGCGCCACCCGACGTGTGGTCGGGCCGGGCCTACAGCGGCAGGCCGCAGCAGGCCGCCGTACTGGATCGTGCGGATGGGGAAAACACCTACTTCAGCACCGCCATCCTGCGCGCCACCGACGACGGCGAGGTCGTGCGCAAGAAGGAAGCCTTCGTCAGGCTGGCCGTCTTGGTGCTGGACGACGTGCAGCTCGACGACGTCAAGGCGATGTCCTACGCCATCCAGACCAGCCCGGGCAAGTTCCAGGTGGGCATCCTGCTCGACCCCGAGGATCAGGACACCTACAACCGGCAGCTGGTCGACCGCACCATGTCGAGCCTGGCCGCGCGCGGGCGCACCAACGACGCCAGCGGCAACGCCTGCGTGCGCTACGTGCGCCTGCCGGTGGGCAGCAACACCAAGCCGCGGCCGGCTGGTGTGTGGCGCGTGCAGCTCGAGCTCTGGCAGCCCAACGTGCGCTGGAGCCTGGCCGACGCCTGCGACGCCGTGGGCATTGACCTGGAGGCGCTGCGCATCACCGCGACCCTGCCCAAGGCCGCAGCCACCGCACCCGGCCAGGGCAGCAAGGCCGGCGAGATGCTGGCCTCGCTGATGCAGCCCCAGCCCCACGACAGGGCCTACCACGACAGCCTGACGCGCCTGGCCGCCAGCCTGATCGCCGGCGGCATGTTCCCGGGCGCCGCGGTCGAGCTGCTCTACAGCCTGATGGACCAGATCAGGCCCCACGACCACACAGAGCTGCAGCGCTGGCAGTCCAGGCGCGACGAGATCCCGCGCGCCGTGCGCAGCGCTGAGCAGTTCGCCCCACCCGAGCGCCAGCCGCCGCAGATCACCGTCAACCTCAACGCCCCCGCCGCACCACCAGCCCCAGGCGATCCCCAGCCCATGGACTGGGAGGCCCTGGCCGACCAGGAACCTCAGCCCGCCACCTGGCGCTTGGACGGCTGGCTGCCCGACAAGACCACCACCCTGCTCAGCGCCCACGGCGGCGTCGGCAAGTCCAACGTCAGCCTGCAGCTGGCCGTCGCACTGGCCCACGGCGAGGAGTTCCTAGGCATCCAGACACGACAGAGCCGCGTCCTGGTGCTTAGCGGCGAGGACGCCGCCGACACCGTCCACTTCCGCGTCGCCAACGTCTGCCGCGACATGGGCGTCGACCTGCGCAGCCTGCACAACAGGCTCCACGTCTACGACCTGACCCAGCAGGACTGCGTGCTCTGGCGCGAAGGCGGCGCCACCTCACGCATGCAATGGCTCGTCGACCAGGCCGTCAGAACCCGCGCTGACGTCATCATGGTGGACAACGCGTCAGACGTTTTCATGGCCAACGAGAACGACCGGGCCGAGGTCCGCGGCTTCCTGCGCGCCCTCAACTTGCTGGCCAGCGCCACCGGCGCAGCCATCCTGCTGCTGGCCCACGTCGACAAGGCATCAGCGCGCGCCGGCGCCGGCCTCGACACCAACACCACCTTCAGCGGCAGCACGGCATGGAACAACTCAGCGCGCAGCCGATGGGCCATGGTGCGCGAGGACAACGGCAGCGTCCTGCTGCGCCACGAGAAGTGCAACTTCGGCGCGCTGCAGGAAGAGGTGAAGCTGGAGTTCGACCTCGACGCCAAGGTCTTCCGGCGCTTCGGCCACATCCCAGGCCAGGCCGCCGCACGCGCCCTGGTCGCCAGCCAGCAGCGCCTGGCCCTCCTGCGCCTGCTGGCCGAGGCAGGCAACCGCAACGCGCGCCTGTCCATGGCCCCCAAGGCCAACAACAACGCCTACCTGATGCTGCGCGACGAGCCGGCCTTCCCCCAGGTCGACCGCGCCGGTTTCTTCAGCCTGCTCATGGACCTGCAGCGCGACGGCCTGGTGCATGAGGTCGAGTACTTCAACGAGCACCGCAAGCGCCACCGCGCCGTCGAACTGACCGAGGTCGGGCGCCTGCGCGTGGCTCAAGGATCGGGCGCGGCGGCGATGTGGAGGGGGCAGGCGCAGGGGCAAGTGCAGGGGCAGGGCGATGCCTGAAACGGGGTCTGCGCTCGCATGCGCTCGCATTGCGCTCGCATCTGGTCCGCATGCAAGCGCAGCAGGGTGGGGCAGGCATGGCCCCCACCACAAAGTGGGGGGCCTGCCCCCTGCGCTAGGTGCGCTCGCATATTGCCCCCCCCGTAGGGGGGGGTGGATGCGAGTCATGCGAGCGCAAACGGTGCAACGGTCAACAGGAGGTGGTCATGGATGACTTCGAAACGGTGCCCACGGGCACGCAAAGGGAGCTGCAGGCGCTGCGCGCGCAGGTTGCTGAGCTGATGCAGGCGCAGATGCAGGCGCAGCCCGCGGTGGCCTGGCGGTTCAGGCTGCGGTCGGATCTGGCGCCGAATTCGCCTTGGCGCATCACCGACCAGGCCGAGGTCGTCCACGCCATGGCCGCACGCGGGCACTGGGAGATCCGGGCGTTGGTGGAAGTGCTGGAGGGCGCGCGATGAGCCCGGTTGAAATCCTGGACATGATCGTCGTGGCCGTGCTCGTCGCGGTCGGGGTGCTACTGTTCTGGCCAGAGAGGTGAGAGAATCGCATCATGGAGGTTTCAGCGCAAGATGCGGTTGCGGTGTCGGTCGGGGCAGCAATCGCGAAGGCCGCGAAAAATGGGGCCAGAAAGCCGGTCGTCAGCCCGCTGAACGGCGCGGTGCTGCCGGCTGGGGGGCGCCCCAAGGGCGTCGGCAACAAGGTGACGCGCACGATCCGCGAGGCGGTCGAACTGGCCAGCCAGCCTGGCAAGTGCCACCCGCAAGGCCTGGCCGGCTGGCTCGTGGAGCGAGCGCAGGGTAGCCTGGGCGACCGGCAGATCTTCGCTGCCATGGTGAACAAGGCCATGCCGCTGCAAGTGCAGGCCAGCGTCGACGGCGGCATCAGGCTCGAGCTGGGCTGGCTTGGCGGGCGCCAAATCGGCACAGACGCGGCACAAATTCGGCAAGCAGCGCCGCAAGTGCTTGATCTGAAACCAGAAACAGACGGCACATACCGGATTGTCGATCAGCAAGCAGCCGATCCGGCGGCGGCGACGGCCGAAAGCCCGACGCGATCAGAGCCCGCAGGAGGCTCTGAAACGCCGGCAGGCTAGGGTGGTGCCACCGGCCTGCAGATCGCGCCTCCTGCGGCCTGCTGCGGGCCTTGGCGGGGCATCGGCGGGGCGTGGGTGCGGTGCAGTCAGCAGCCGGCGCGTTGCCCGGGCCTTCTGCCTGACCCCCACCCCCCCGTCGAGGCGGGGGCGGGGGGTGGCATCGAAGCAGGGGCCCCCCCACCTTTTTCCGTACCCCCATCAGCACGTTGAGACTTTCTCAATGCAACACGACCCCGTCAACCACCCCTCCCACTACACCGCGCACCCCAGCGGTGTGGAGGCCATCACGATCACCGAGCACTTCAACTTCAATTGCGGCAACGCGATCAAGTACATCTGGCGCGCGGGTTTGAAGAGCAGCAGCCCGGTGGAGGACTTGCGCAAGGCGCGCTGGTACATCGACCGTGAGATCCAGCGCCTGACGAAGCCATGAAGCTCCAGGAATACCAACCCCGCAGCGTGTTCCTGCCCTTGCACAACCGGGCCAAGCGCTGGACGGTGGTGGTGGCGCATCGCCGGTGCGGCAAGACGGTGGCGATGTGTGCGGACTTGGTGATCGGCGCGCTCGAGACGGCGCTGCCCAAGCCGCAGTTCGCGTACCTGGCGCCGCAACGCGACCAGGCCAAGCGGGTGGCGTGGGCGTACCTGAAGGACTTGACGAAGGACTTCTGGACGAAGCAGCCCAACGAGAGCGAGCTGAAGATCACGATCGCCAACGGGCACAAGGGCGAGAGCACGATCTACGTGGCGGGCGCGGACAACTACGACGCGCTGCGGGGCATGTACTTCGACGGGGTGGTGCTGGACGAGGTGGGGCAGATCCGCCCGAGCGCCTGGTACACGGTCCTGCGCCCAGCCTTGTCCGACCGGCGCGGCTGGGCCATCTTTGCCGGCACGCCCGCGGGCAAGAACATGTTCTGGAACCTGCGGGAGGAGGCGCGGCTGAACCCGGGCACGCACCTGCTGCTCGAGCTGCCTGCGAGCAAGACCAACATCATCCACCCGGACGAGCTGCGCGACGCGAAGGCGCAGATGACGCCCGAGGCGTTTGAGGTCGAGTACGAGTGCAGCTTTGACGCGGCGGTGCCTGGGGCGTACTACGCGCGGCTGGTGACGGACGCGTACGAGGCGGGCCGGGTGGGTGAGCACGGGGTGGATGGCGAGCAGGTGGTGGACCTGGTGGCTGACCTGGGGTTCACCGATTCCTGCAGCTGGTGGGGCTGGCAGACGACGCGCGATGGCTACCGGGTGGTGGACTTCTACGAGGGCGACAACCTGCCGATCCAGCACTACATCGACTGGATCAAGGCGCGGCCGTACCGGGTGGGCAAGGTGTACCTGCCGCACGATGCGCGGGCGAAGTCGCTGCAGACGGGCAAGTCGATCATCGAGCAGTTCCTGTCCAACGGCATCCGGCCTGAGCTCGTGCCTGAGATGTCGCTGCAGGACGGGATCGAGGCGGCGCGGCTGGTGCTGCCGCAGTGCTGGTTCGACGAGGGGAGCACCTACGACGGCCTGGAGCACCTGCGTGGGTACATGCGGGAGTGGGACGAGCGCACGCAGACCTACCGCAACAAGCCCAAGCATGACCAGCACAGCCACGCGGCCGACGCGTTCAGGTATCTGGCCTTGGCTGCGCGCCCGGTGGTGCGACAATCGCAAGGCGGTGCGAGCGCGGCAACGACGGTGCCGGCGCGAGGGGCCAACTATGCGTTCGCCCTGAACGACATCTGGGACTGCGGCCCGCGCCAGAGCCAGAGGGTAGGCTGATGGTGGACAACTCGGAGAAGATCACCAGCGTGGGTGACTTCGCTGCCACGCCTGGTGGCATGCAGCAGCGCTGGGGCACGGAGATCGAGGCGGCGGGCAAGGAGCTGAGGAAGTTCCACGAGGACTCGCGCCGGATCGTGCATCGCTACCTGGACAAGCGCGACGCGGTCGGCAAGGACGAGAGCCGGGTCAACCTGTTCTGGAGCACGATGAAGGTGCTCCTGAGCATGCTGTACGCCCGGCCGCCCAAGGCTGACGTGGCGCGCACGTTCCAGGACTACGACGATGACGTGGCGCGGGTGGCGTCGACGATCATGCAGCGCATTCTGAACCGCGGGTTCGACGAGAACAGCTCGTCGTGGGACGCGGCGGTGCGGCAGGGCATCGAGGACTGGCTGGTGGTGGGGCTGGGGCAGATCTGGCTGCGCTACGAGGTCAAGACCGAGGAGTTCGAAGAGCCGGCGGTGCTGGACCCGGTGACGGGTGCCGAGCTGGCGCCGCCGCAGGTGCTCGAGCGCATCGTCGAGGAGGACGCCCCGGTCGACTACATCTACTGGGAAGACTTCTTCTGGTCGCCGGCGCGCACCTGGCCCGAGGTGCGGTGGGTGGCGCGGCGCGTCTACATGACGAAGGACCAGCTGGTGGAGCGGTTTGGCGAGCAGATCGCTGCGATCGTGCCGCTGGGCGGGGGTCGGATGACGAAGGTCGACAACGACCAGAAGCCGCAGAACGACCCCTGGACGAAGGCCGAGGTGTACGAGATCTGGTGCAAGGAGAACCGCAAGGTCTACTGGTACTGCAAGGGTGCGCCGACGATCCTGGACGTCAAGGACGACCCGCTGGGGCTGGAGCACTTCTTCCCGTGCCCGCGGCCGCTGGCGGCCAACGTCACGAGCTCCAACTTCATGCCGCGCGCTGACTACGTGTTCGCGCAGGACCAGTTCACCGAGCTCGACGAGATCAACACCCGGATCACCTGGCTGACACGCGCGGCCAAGGTGGTGGGGGTGTACGACAAGAGCGCCGAGGGCATCCAGAGGATGTTCAGCCAGGCCAGCGAGAACCAGCTGATCCCGGTGGACAACTGGGCGCTGTTCGCCGAGCGGGGCGGGATCAAGGGCCAGGTGGACTGGGTGCCGATCGACATGGTGGTCAACGCCATCGAGAGGCTGCGCCAGTACCGCCAGGACAAGGTGATGCAGATCTACGAGGTGCTGGGCGTCTCGGACGTGATGCGCGGCAGCTCGAGGGCCAGCGAGACGGCCACGGCGCAGCAGATCAAGGCGCAGTTCGGCAGCACGCGGGTGCAGCTGGCGCAGTTCTACATCGCCGAGTGGATCAGCCAGGCCTTGCGCATCAAGGCCGAGATCATCTGCCGGCACTGGCAGCCCGAGACGATCATCAGGCGCAGCAACATCGAGCGCACGCCCGACGCGGCGCTGGCCGGCCAGGCCATCGAGCTGCTGAAGACCGAGGAGATGCGCGAGTACCGCATCAACATCGAGGCCGACAGCATGGCCGCGATGGACTGGGCGGCCGAGCGCGACGCGGCGGTGCAATTCATGCAGGGCCTGGGGGCGTTCATCAGCCAGGTGGCGCCGATGGCGCAGAGCGTGCCGCAGGCCGCGCCGGTGCTGCTGAGCCTGCTGCAGTGGAGCGTGAGCAAGTTCCGCGTCTCCACGCAGATCGAGAGCGTGCTGGACCAGGCCATCACGGGCCTGAAGCAGCAGCCCCCGCAGCCGCCGGGCCCGAGCCCGCTGCAGCAGGCTGAGGTGGCCGAGAAGATGGCCGGGGCCCAGGAGCGCGGCGCCAAGGCTCGCAAGGTGGCCACCGAGGCCGCGGCGATGCAGATGCAACTGGGGATGATGCAGCCCAATCCGGCGCTGCCGCCTGCCGGCCCCCCGATGCCCCCGGTGCAGGGGCCCATGCCGATTCAGTGAGGGTGAGCGATGACGCAGACGCTACAGGGGGCCCTGCAGCAGGCCATCCGCAACGCGACGGGCAAGACGACGCAGGACTTCAACGGTGACCTGCACGACCTGTGCGGGCTGTACGGCATCCCGCAGGCGCCCATCAGCGGCCGGATCATCCCTCTGGCGCAGATCTTCGACTCGACCATCAGCTCGTCGTCGGCCGCGCTGAACTACCTGCTGCAGAACTCCCAGACGGTGGTCGGGCCCATCGCCCTCTTTTCGAACGGCGAACAAGGCGCATGGTACGACCCCAGTGATTTCAGCACGCTGTTCACCGACAGCGCAGGCACCACGCCTGTGACGGGGGTGGAGCAGTTTGTGGGGCTGATGCTGGATAAGTCGAAGGGGTTGGTGCTGGGGTCGGAGTTGGTGGACACGATGAACACCGCCGCCGCTTGGACTGGGTACGGCACCAACACTGTTGTTAATGAAGACGGCGGAATTAAAGTTACTTATGTAGATAATGTATCAGGCGCTTATACCTTTTTTTCTGCAGCAAGCGGACTGGCTCAAAATTTAACTGTTGGGGCGCAATACGCCGTTACAGGAGAGGCAAAAGTAAATGCAGGGTCATCAGTAAACATTCAAGTAAACGCCACTGGCACGACGGTTTATAAAACAGTAACCTCAACAACATACGAACAGTTTTCTTTTCGATTTATTGCCTCAGACCCAACTTCCAATTTGTTGGCAACAACAGGCATGGGGGCCGGGGAAGTAATTTGGCTAAGAAATTTTAGCGTCAAACAAGTAGCCGGCAACCACGCCACCCAAACCACCTCCGCAAAACGCCCGAAGCTGGCGGCGAGGTACAACCTGCTGACTTATTCGGAGCAGTTTGATAATGGGGCGTGG